TTTGGGGCTCCAAAGTGGGTGTAACCTGTTTCTCGTTTATGATCAGCGATGCCGGTCATGGTCGGAGCTATTTGACTCAGTATCTCCTCTGTGTATTGCACACTATCGTTGTCAACGCCCCAGTTGCCGATTGTGTCTTCGACGGAGTCATATGGTAACAGGGTGTCATAAAGATTGTCACCAACCATTTCATAATTGAGTCCATGGATGTTGCTATGTATAGACTGGTTGATCGAGAAGGTGAACGGAGCGCTGGCTATGCCGTGGCTCACGGTGTTAGGAAAGAAATCATAATCCTGACTTGGTTCGCCCTTCTGGAGGTTGAAGTCGCCTTCTTCCCTTATGGTGTCCACATTTGAGCTGGGACCATAGATGGTTGGAAATCTGTTTCTGGAGCCAACCTTCTCGTCGAGGTTCATCTTGATGGTCTTATTCGCTGGGAAGATCTGCATAGAACTTTCGGCCTCAACAATAACCTCCATAGCATGAGTGTGTCGAGTTAACGCGACATAGTGTTGTGCTGGCACCAGGAGAGCCAGTCTATGGCACGCTCGGCTGATGTACAACCTGCTTCTCTTCGGTCGGGAGCCCTGGATGCTCGCGATGGTATGACACTTCTGCTTTTCACTGTTCTGGGTTGAGTAAGTCATAACTAGATCCGGCCTCTCCTTCATCGCAGCGCTAAAGCGCACGTCCACTGATCTTGTCACCTTGCTAAGAGTTCTGAAGTAGTATTCAAAGTAACTCCTGCAGAAGGCCACAACATCCAGGGGCACCGTGAAACTAGTCTCTAATCTGGACGCGCCTTCTACAAAGTTCGCCAGACTTGGAACAGCCGTGGGCATTTTAAGATTGCCGAGATCGAAGTGTTGCTGACGGTCATCACCCAGTATGATTGCTTTCTTCGGTCTGCTCAGAAGGAACCAGAGGACTCTAGGATCATAAGAGAAAGCTTCATCGATGGCAATTACCATGTCTTCTGTCACTGTGGCTATGGCCCTTGCAAATGTCATGGCTTGTGGAAGTTTACCATTGTGAACTAGTATTTTGTTCTTGGTGGGATCGCCTAGCGCCTCAGCCTTCAGCTTACTATTGTATTCCTCTGCCAGATGTTTTGTAGGGCAGACGATGACGTCGACAAAATACCGGTTCTTTATTATCTCCTTCCTAAGCCATGAACTCTTACCTGCACCTGGGTTACCTAGTACTGCTTCAAACTCCAATTCCTCTTTGAGAATGGTATGGTCCAATTTCTCAATAGCTCTCTGATGTGACTTATAGAATGGAGA